GAAATCGACACGGGCCACCTGGTCACCGCAGGAGCCTTTGGGTTCCTCGCGGGCGGCGCCTTCGGGTTCCGCAGCGGCGAGCTGGCCGATCTCGCACACGGCACCAACAAGCTGGTGCGTGACTCGCTCAATCGAACCGAGCAGCGCGCGGCCGGCAACACTGCCGACAGCATGGGCGCAGCGCGTGTCGATGGCTCCGTAGTAAACACGCTCGACGGCCCTGCCGTGGGCACACCGGAGTGGCAGCAGAGCATCCTCGACGAGTCCTACGCGAACACCTCACGCGCCGCCTTCACCGGCAGCGGCAAGGGTGCGCCCAAGTGGCTCCCGAAGTGGATGGCGAACATGACCATCCGCCGTGACCTTGCTGGCCGTCTGGCCGGCAGCGACTCAGCAGCAGTCCGCAATGAGGGCAGCAAGCTCCTGCGGGACAGCGTGGGCAACACAGATCGTAGCGTGGCTACCAAGTTCACCGCAGCCGAAGAATCGGAGCTGATGGACCAGACGATCCACGCGGCGTACCGCAAGGGCGTCGAGGGTGAGTGGTCGAAGTTCTCCGCTGCCTCTGGCGTCAAGGGCGATGTGGCTCGTGGTCAGTTCAACGAGTCGGTCGGCTATCACATCCGTGGCGTAGCGCAGGACATGTCGCCCGAAGTCCAGGCTACTGCCGATCACGCTGCTGCTGCCTTCAAGACAATGAATGACGAGCTGCGCGCGGCCGGCGTCCCCGGCTTCGAGAAGGAACTCCCGACCAAGGGCTACCTGCCCCGCATCTTCTCCGCGAAGGGCTACACCGATCTCAATGGCTCCAAGGGACTCTCGTTCGAGAACCTGCGCGACAACCTGGTCAAGCCAGCGATGCGCAGTGAGTGGGTGAAGAACCTACCGGACGGCGAGAAGGTCAATGAAGACCTCTTGCACGAAGTCAGCAACGCTTGGCTCAAGCGTGGGTACGACAAGGCTATGGGCGGCGCAGCCGACCTTCATGGCACGCTGAACCGCGCAGACGCCGGTAGTGTCCGTGACCTACTGACGGAAGCTGGCGTGGATGTGCAACGCATCGACGCGCTCGTAGGCAAGCTGGAGAAGGACGCGGCCGGTAAGGCCATGCACTCACGCGCGAAGTCGCGCATCGACATGGACGAGTCCTTCGGCGCAACGCTGAAGGATGATCTCGGCAACGAGCACAAGGTGAACCTCGCTGATCTCCTGGAGAACAACGTGGACAAGCTGGTGCCCGAATACATCCGCGAGATGTCCGGCTGGGCCGCGCTGAAGAAGCACGCCAACATCGTCACCCAAGCGGAGCTGGATAAGTACAAGGCGTTCCTTTTGCAGCAGAGCAAGCAAGCCGGCGACAGCGATATGTCCCGTGCACTCGACATCACGTTCAACTCGATCCTGGGCAAGTCCACGACAGACGCACCTCACTCCGCATGGACTCGCGGTTCCCGCTTGGCTCGCGGGTGGAACTTCCTGACCTCAATGGGCCAAGTGGGCTTCACGATGCTGGAGAGTGTGGGTGGCACGCTGGGCGCTGTGGGTTTCCGCAACGCACTGAAGGCCGCACCGGCAGCGGTGGATATGGTGCGCAACATGCGTACCGGCAAGTTCTCAACCGACGAAGCTCGCTTCATCTCGGAGCTGTCCGGGTTCGGCACTGACTTCATCCGCAACCAGCCGCACCTGCGCCTGGACTCCGTGGGCGAGTCTGTATGGAACAACGAGAAGGCTGTGGGCAAAGCCCTCAACAAGCTCGACCAGGGTGAGCAGTACGCCCAACGCGCGATGTCTGTGGTCTCCGGTATTGCACCGATGGTGCAGTTCAACCAGGGCCTCGCCGGCACCGGCATCACCAGCTATATGATCGACCTAGCCAATCGCGCGTCGATCTCCGAGAGCGTGGTGAATCGCCTACGCGCTGGTGGCCTGGACGCTGCTGACCAAGCTCGTCTCTTTGGGAACCTCAAGGGAATGAAGGGCGTCAAGGACATCGCTAAGTCCTGGGACAAGTGGTCGCCGGATGACAAGCGTCTCCTCGCACTGTTCGTACACCGCAACGCGCGGCGTTACCTCGGTGAAGGCGGAGTCGGCGACACCATCCAGCTCATGCACTCAGCGACCGGCCGCATCTTCACTCAGTTCCGTACCTTCCAGACCAACTCGTACACCTCGGTGCTCTTGCACGGGCTGCACATGCGTGACTGGCAGACGGCGCAGATGTGGATGGGTTCCACGCTGTTCGCTGGTATCGGCATGGCCGCTCGTAACTACGTCAACACCATCGGTGATCCTGAGAAGCGGGAGATGCTGATGACGATGGATACGATTGGCAAGCAGGCGTTCCAGCAGTCGAGCTACTCCTCGATCCTACCTTTCATGGTGGACACCGTTGCACACGACATGGGTCTGAAGAAGGCCCTCGGTGGCGATGACACTCCTGTGTTCGCCTATGGCCGCTCCACGGGCCTGGACTCCGGTGTGCAGGGCATCCCCTCGTTGGCAACTGGACGTGCCCTGTGGGGCCTTCCGAAGCTCGCGGTGACCGCACTCGATCCGCACGCAAACGTCACTCAGAAGCAAGCCAAGGATGCGATGTCGCTCCTGTGGTTCCAGAACGTCACTGGCGTTCGTAACGGTCTCTCGTGGGCAGCTTCTCAGCTCCCGAAGGGCGACAATCCCTAACTCTCTGGAGACACATGAACCCACTGGCTCGTGGCTACTCCTTCGTGATGTACCTCGCGGAGTCAGCGGTCACGTACACCATCCCCTTCCCCTACTTGCACACCGAGGACATCCGGGTGTTCGCAGGGGATGTGGGGGATGCTGTGGAGCAGTCCTTCACCTGGACTGGCCCCACCACAATTCAACTGGCTGATGAGGTTCCCACGGGAATCCTCGTGACCATTCGCAGGTTCACTCCGCGCGACAGGAACCTTGTCGTCGTCGAAGACGGCACGCAGCTACCTGCCCGCGACTTGAACCTCAATAGCACCCAGCTCCTCTACATCATCCAGGAGCAGCTCGACTTCGGCACCTATGGTGCTGGCGGTCTCCCTGGTGGTGGTTCCGGCTGGCCCGGTCAAGGCGATCAGCCTTCCCTACCGATCCAGCAGATCATCGACGCGATCATGCAGTCGCCCATCATGGGCATCCTGGTGACCAAGCTCGACGACATCGACAACACTGCCGAGACCATGCTGGAAGAACTCCTCCGCAGCGATCAGACGTTCGATGAACGCCGGAAGCTCGAAGGACGCATCGCTACCGCAGAGACCAGCCTGACCGCGCTGGTGGACGACAAGCAGTCCGTCGCCACGCAGATCACTGAGCTGTTCGCCAAGTTCGACGACTCAGCTTCGCAGTTCATCCAGGTCAATCAGGCCATCGCTACGGAGACCGAGGCGCGCACCACGTCCGCCACGCAGCTCAGCGCGGCCATCAAGGACAGCCTCGCTCAGATCACTGACGTGAAGCAGACGATTGCCACCGAGACAGAGGCACGCGCCACCGCGATCACGAAGGTCGCTGCGGACTTCGCTGCAGGTGACCAGGCGCTCTCGCAGACCATGCAGACCTCCTACGCAACGAAGGACTATGCGCAGGCCGTGGCGACCACTCAGGTCGAGGCGTTCTCCAAGGGTTCCTTCGCGAACCTTCAGCAACGCTTCGAGGCCCTGGTGGTTGGCTCTCCCGATCCCGGCGCGAACCCCGAGTGGCAAGCGAACTGGTCGGTCAAGATGAATGGTGGGAAGATCGACGGCATCCCTGTGATCGCCGGCATCGGCCTAGGCATCGACAGCAAGACTGGCTCAACCTTCACGGTCATGGCTGATCGCTTCGCGATGGTCTCTCCGACGTACACCTCCAACGGCGGTGTGCAGCAGCTCAAGTATCCCTTCGTCGTCGGCACAGTCGGCGGGGTGAGCACCGTGGGCATCGAAGGACAGCTCGTAGTCGATGGCTCGATCACGGCCAATAAGATCAGAGCGAACTCCCTGTCGGCCATCACGGCCAACCTGGGCGAAGTGAATGGCGGCACGTTCCGCACGTTCCAGCTCGACGGCAACGGCGCGATCATCAACCCAATGGAGTTCCGGTGCGAGATGACCAACAACCCTGGGGACGCCTATCCCATGTGGATCGGCGCCGGGGTGAAGAACTGGAACAACGCCGTGTTCTCTGTCGATCGTTCGGGCAACGCCAAGTTCGCCGGACAGATCACCGCTCAGAACATGATCGGCAATCTCCAGAAGTCCACGTACACGACATGGAACGGCGACATCCAAGCGAACATCGGTGGTGTCGGCCCGCAGATCACCCTGACAACCCCTGTGCTCCTTGGGGAATACCAGGTGCCTGTGCTGCACGTCGAGTGTGAGATCCACAACCCCGGCTCGAACCCCTGCACTGGCCTCATCATTCTGGAGAAGCTGGTCGGTTCAACGTGGGTAGTGATGAAGCAGCACGCCTACTACATGAACGTCTCGTCCACTGCCTACGACTCAATGATGGCCCTGGACAGTGCAGCAACCAGCGGCGTGAGCTATCGCGTCCGCATCGACGGCACCGGGCAGATTCGCCCTGACTACTTCCACGTCACGTCCATCTCAATTTACGCCCTCGGGCTGAGGTAACTATCTCCGACAACGACAACCCCGGCTATGTGTCCAACTCGACACTAGCCGCTCGCATCTCTGCACTGATCGACAAGTGGAACGGTTACAAGAACGCACTGCGCGACATGCTCACCAAGCAGACCGGCACAGTGGACATGGAGGACGGCACGGGTGCCATCGTGACCCTACCGACCTTCCCGGCCCTTCAGAAGTCCGTAGCTGCCATCACGGACGACCTGACGGGTGCTGCCGCTGCTGCCGCTGCTTCCTCATCGCAGGCTTCAGCGTTCGCATCTGCATCGCGCAATTCTGCTGCTGACTCCGCCGACGCGCGAGATGCCGCTCTCGCATCACAGGACGCCGCTGCTGCCTCTGCTGTCTCTGCGGACACCTCGGCTACCACCTCAATCACTAAGGCCGGTGAAGCGGCTGCAAGCGCGATCACGGCGGGTGCGAAAGCCACTGCTGCTGACGCCTCTGCCGTGGCCGCTGCTGGAAGCCTGAGCACTGTCAAGACGTACTCCGACAACGCAGGGTTCTCCGCGGCGGCGGCTGATTCCAGCAAGACCGCTGCGGCGGCCTCACAAGGCCTCGCGCTGCAATACGCGAATGCTCCGGTGAACTTCCAGGTCACGCCTGGAAACTACTCGGCATTCCATTGGGCAGAGCAGGCACGCCTTACCGCTGTCGGCGCGCTCATCTACCGAGGCAAGTGGTCGGCGGCTTCCGCTGCATTGCCTACCAACCCGAAGACAGGGGACTTCTACATCGTCTCCGTCGCAGGCACCGTCAGCACCGTGAAGTACGGCGTCGGCGACATGCTCGTATACGACGGTGACACTTGGGACCGCATCGACAACCAGCAGGTTGTCACGAGTGTTGCTGGTCGCACCGGCAACGTAGTCATCGGTATCTCGGACCTCGCGGGCTTACAGACCGCTCTCGATGGCAAGCAGGGTCTCTTAGGGTTCACTGCGGTCCAGCAGGGCACGGGTGTAGGCCAAAGCAGCAATCTGGTCAAGATCGGCTGGAGTGCGTCTACCGCGAAGCTGAAGCTCACCGTAGACATCACCGACATCGGCAATATCGCAACTGAGACCTGGGCCGTCGCCGCCTTCCCTCTCATCGCTGCACGCACCGTGACGACTAACACAGTGTTCGCCAGCGGTTCCCCTGGGAACATCGCGTCAATCGTCAACAACCAAAGCGTTGCTCTGACCATCGCGAATGCGAACAACACGTATGCGTCGGCGGCGATGGGCTTCCTCCGCGATGGGGCATTCGGTGCCTTCTTCGGTCTGGATACCGACAACCAGTTCAAGATCGGTGGTTGGTCTTATGGCACCAATGCGTACCGGGTGATCCACGAAGGCGTCACCAACTGGAACTGTCCCGGTCAGATGGCTGCAAACAGCCTGACCACCCAAAGTAACGGTGGTGCTTACCTCTCCGGGAATGGCAGCGGTATCCAGCACAACGGCCCTGCGTACTTCGCTAGTCAGCTTAATAGGCTCTACGCGAATGGTGGTGGCTGGTTGAACACCGTGCGCATCTTTGTCCAGGGCAGTGACCCGGGCGCCGCTGCTGGCGAGGGTGACCTGTGGATTTGGTGACCCATGATTAAGATCAGAAGCGGCGGCGCATGGCGCGACTTTGCTGGTGTGCCTGCGTGGCGTTCAGGAGGCGCGTGGCACCAGGCACAGAACATCTACCGCCGCTCTGGCGGTGGTTGGGTCAACGTGTGGGTCAACTACACACCTGTCAGTGGCTCTGTCGCTCCCACGAGCATCGCAGGCGGCGCACAAGGTCAAGCAGCATCCGGCAACGTCACCACGAACGCTACGGCGGCTTACGGTGCATATGGCGCAGGCGCCTACAGCTACACCTGGTCAATCGTCTCCGTAAGCAACGGACCTGCCCCGGTTATTACCAGCCCATACGGACAGTCCACAACCATCTCCCGTGTCGTGACTGCCGCAGTCGGCGCCGTCACCGGCGTATTGGCTTGCACCATTTCGGATGGTCGCTCGTCCTACGTCGTGTATGTGAACTACACCCTCTCCTACTCCACCCTCAAGTAACCCCATGGACAACGATACGAAACTACTCGCCACCTTGGGCGTCACCGGGGCCATCATCGGCCTCGGTAAGACCCTTGCTTCGAGCGGCCCTTCCAACTGGAAGATCGCACTCGCACGCTGCATCACCACTGCGGGCCTCAGCATGAGTGCCGCGCTGGCTGTCGTCATCTTCCCCACGTTGTCCTTCACGGCCCATGTGGGTCTCGCGGCGGCTCTGGCTTCGCTGGGTACGTCTGCGCTGGAGCGCCTATTCGCGCGCTTCCTGGGCGGCTCCGGTGGCAGCTAGTAAGGAAGCTCTCGAAACCCTGCACTCCGCTATTGCCAACAAGCTCACCGATGCAATCGAGAGCATGGAAGCGGATACCAAAGGTCTCGCTGCAATCCTCAACGTCGCCCGACAATTCGTGAAGGACAACGGAATCGAAGCCGTCATCGTCCCCGGCAGTCCCGCTGGCAAGCTGGCGGACAAGCTCAAGGAGTTCCCCTTCGACGCAAGCTCTGACCGGAGCCATTGAGCGAGCCACATCCGTTCGAGGACTTCCGTAACTTTGTCTATCACATCTGGCAGCAGCTCGGCCTTCCCCCGCCGACTGCTGTTCAGTACGACATCGCTGCCTACCTGCAATACGGCCCTCGCCGCCGCGTCATCGAAGCCTTCCGAGGCATCGGGAAATCCTGGATCACCGCAGCGTATGTCTGCTGGCTCCTGTGGAAAGACGCGCAACACAAGGTACTCGTCGTCTCCGCATCGAAGGATCGCGCAGACGCCTTCTCGATCTTCACCAAGCGATTGATCGAGACCATTCCCGAACTGGCTCACCTGAAGCCCCGTGGCGACCAGCGCAACTCGAACCTCGCGTTCGATGTCGGCCCTGCGAAACCCGACCAGTCCCCTTCCGTGAAGTCTGTCGGTATCACCGGCCAGCTCACCGGCTCACGCGCCGACACGATCATCGCTGATGACGTGGAGGTGGTAAAGAACTCGGCCACTGTCGCGCAACGCGAGAAGCTGGGTGAACTAATCAAAGAGTTCGACGCGATCCTGAAGCCCCTGGCTCACGCAGAGATCGTCTATCTGGGCACACCTCAGACCGAGGAGTCCATTTACAACCAGCTCCCTGCGCGCGGCTATGAAATCCGCATCTGGCCCGCGCGGTATCCGAAGGATCGCAAGCACTTCAACCAGTACAGCGGTCGCCTCGCTCCGTTCATCGCGGATCACTTCGAGGCCAACCCTGGGTGTGCATGGCAACCTGTGGAACCCACTCGGTTCCATGAGGATGACCTTCTTCGCCGTGAGGCGTCCTATGGTCGCGGCGGGTTCCTGCTGCAATTCATGCTCGACACCACGTTGTCCGACGCTGAGCGGTATCCGCTGAAGCTGTCCGACCTGATCGTGATGGACGTAGACCGCGAAGCGGCACCCATTCGAATCATGTGGGCCTCTGGCAAAGAGCAGGTTATCGACGACATCCCCGCTGTGGGATTCACTGGTGACCGCCTGCATCGCCCGATGTATCTCTCCAAGGATGTCGAGGAGTACACCGGCTCCATCATGTCAGTCGATCCCTCGGGACGCGGCGGTGACGAGACGGGTTACACCGTGACCAAGCTGCTGCGCGGCATGGTCTTCCTGCGTCGTGCAGGTGGTCTGAAGGGCGGCTATGACGACGAGGCTCTTGAGCAGATCGCGCACGTAGCCCGTGCCGAGAAGGTCAAGATGATCCTTGTCGAATCCAACTTCGGCGATGGCATGTTCATCAAGCTGCTGGAGCCTGTGCTCCGTCGCATCTATCCGTGCGCTGTCGAGGAGACTCGCAGTGTCGGTCAGAAGGAACGCCGCATCATCGACACGCTGGAGCCGGTGCTCAATCAGCACCGACTGATCGTGGATGCCGCGCTCATGCGTGCGGATCAGAAGTGCGAACCGAAGTTCCAACTGTTCCACCAGCTCACGCGGATCACCCGCGACCGTGGCGCCCTACGGCACGACGACAGGCTCGATGCGCTCGCAATGGCCGTCGCGTACTGGAGCGAGTACCTCAATCGCGACATCTCCCGCGAGGAAGACAAGCGGATGGAGGAGTTGATGGAGCTGGAGTACGCGAAGTTCGAGGAGAGCGTCTTCGGCCATCGACCGGCTGCGCCAAACTTCTTCGACAACTACTAGTTGGCGACTTTGATGTTGTGCTTAAGGGCTTCGCACTCGGGGCACTCTTTTGTTCCGTAAATCCCGATGATCTTTCGGATCGCGCCTTCCGCGTCGAAGTCCGTCGCAAACACTCCCTTGTAGTGAGTTTTGTTCTTTGCGTAGTAGGCAATTGCAAAGTCTGCATTCCCCGGCCCTGCATAAAAAAAGCCAGCGTGCGCACCGCACTCGATGAGTGCTCCGCTTTGCTCGGCGCATTCCATTGCCGTCCCAATCTGGTCGCTGCTTAGAACCTTCACCGAAACCACCTGCCTCAATAGGAAGCTGTAAATACCCCATCAGATTAGCATCCGCCTCCTCGACTTCATGGTCAAGGTCGAGGGGGAGCGGCTTGTCGCATATCGTGACACCAACGGCACCCTGACCATCGGCGTGGGCCATACCGGCCTCGACGTTACCCCCGGTCTCCGCATCACCTCTGAGACCTCCCGTGCGCTGCTCCTGCGCGATCTCGCTTGGGCTACCAACTGCGTATCCAAGAACGTCCATGTCGCTCTTACGGAGCCTCAGTGGATCGCTCTCGTGTCCTTCGTGTTCAACGAGGGCGAGACCAAGTTCCTGACTTCCACGCTGCTTCGCTTGCTCAATGCCGGCGACTACGCATCGGTTCCAGCGCAACTGCTGCGATGGACGAAGGAAACCATCAAAGGTCTGCTTGTGGAGAATGCGGGCCTTATGAATCGTCGGAAGGCAGAGGTGGCGCAATGGAACACGCCAACTATGCCGAGTTGAGAGCGCGGCCTGCAAAGCCGTCTAGCCGTCCACCTTGCACGAGAAGTTAAGCGCGCCACACTGAGGCAACAAGGAGAGCAACGGCTGCGGCTATCGCTACAAACGTCAGTTGGTTGAAAGCCTTCAACGTGCCATGGCCAATGTAATAAATGACGTTTAAGCGCTCTTCGACTCTTGCAAGCCGGCCAGTCATCTCTTGAACCATACGTCGCATGCTTTTTTCGGAGTCCTCCTCCGTCCATGGTCCATCGGGAAGGTCGCGGTCTGCGCGTTCATTGGCGCGTGCGGTCGAAGCGTTCTCATATTCGTTAAGCCGAAGCCACATCTCTTCTGCTTTCTTCTCGATGGACATCACATTTCCCCTGCTTTTAGGCTGGCGCTGGAGTTAACGGCGCCGTTGCTATTAGGTACGCAGGGTGCAGGAGACCGCGGAAGGTGGCAAGGCGGCTTTCTCCGCAAGGACCACCGTTGACTACCATGCATCTAGCAAGTGTGGACGAGCCAGTCACAGAGACTAAGGAAGGGGTGAGGAGGGAGACAACCCCCTCTCCTCCTGATGACTCCTCAAGGTCTCTACATGACTCCTAAAGAGATCATTAGGTTCTCTTGCTCCTTCCCTTGCTCCTATGTACCCACTTATATTATTCTTCCAAGAAAAACAGGGACTTGAAAGATGATGCGTCGGACTCTTGCGATCACCGCTCTCCTCGCCCTCGGGGGCTGCACCACGATCCCCAAGCAGCAGCAGCGGCTCTCCTCGACTCTCGTGGGTCGCCCTGTGGCCGAGCTGGATGCCAAGTACGGCAAGCCGTTTGTCTTCGGCGATCGTGTGACGATTCACCAGTACAACGTCGTCCGTGGCAAGGCGGACTGGTCGATCCTGATCCCCTCCGGTTCCACTACGTCCCAGGTCTCTGGCTACGTCGATGGGCATCCCTTCCAGGGCACCGTGACCACCCCGAACGCTTCGCCCTCCTTCGGCCGCAACAACGACGTCCAGTGCAACCTCAACGCCTTCATCGACGCTGACGGGATCGTTACGTCCATCGAGCTAAGTGGTGATACCTGGGCGTGCCGCAAGTTCTCCTGATGGGTACTATGGTCCCCTGACGAATCCAGGGGATCACGATGACCTATACCGATGCCGTGCTGGCCCTTTGCACCCTCCTTGGACCAGTGTTCGCCGTTCAAGCTCAGAAGTGGGTTGAACGCAGCAGAGAGGCGCAGCGGCGCAAGCTCGCCGTCTTTGAGGACTTGATGACCACTCGTGGCGACCTACTCTCGTTTCAACATAAGCGCGCGCTAAACATGATCGACTTCGCCTTCCACAACAACTGGACGGTAATCAACGCTTGGCATAATTACTTCGACCACCTGAAGACTTGGCCAGAGTTGGAGGAAGGTCAGGCACAGCCATCGGAGGAAGCGAAGAAACTACACTTCAAAGAACGGGAAAGGTTGTTCTATTCGATGCTCAAACATATGGCCGTCGCGGTCAATTTTGAACTCGACGATCGAACTCTTGAGAGAGGCTTCTATTCCCCAATAGCCCACGCGGAACTTGAAGGAGATAACTTGAAGATCCGCAAGGGGCTGATCGGCCTGCTAGGCGGAGAGCAGCCCTTGAAGATGGATGTCGTGCGCTTCGCACTTGACCCCACTGCTGTTGCGGCTCAGGTGGACCTGCAACAGAAGCTTGCGTCTACGATTGAAAGCGGAGCCATGCGCGTCACCGTAGGCAAGGCAACAGCGTCGGACGGTGCCTCTGCCTGAAATGTTCAGCAGAGATTTTCGTTGGAGGATCAATAGATTCTGAATCGCACGCGTCCCCCCGTGCCCGCGTCAATGATCGCGCGCCTCGCGTCGTGACGTGAAGAAACGCGCCCACGCTGCCTTATCCACGGCACCACGCGGCACCCAGCGCGGCACCTGATGGGCCTAGATGGCGCCACTAAACCATCTGCGCTAGATCACGCATCTGCCGCACCATGCCCTAGCCTGCCCTGATGCAGCCCACAAGGCCCCGAATGAGCCACCGACAGGCCCCAAGCGGGCCGCAATGCGCGTGTGCTTGTCTGTCCTCATCTGTAGTTTTCGCCAACGCCCTGCAGTGCCCTCGGCGGCCTCATGCAGTGCCCCACACGGCCCACGCGATCCCCTGGGCAACCCACGGCCCCACGCGATCCCCCACGGCGCCACAAGGCCACACAAGGCGCCTGATGGGCTATCTATCGTTTTCCGCTTTCCCAATGCTTGCGGTGTTGACAACGATCAAACATGTTGTATATTTGCATCCAAGTCACGGCACGACGCCACCGACCAGCTCGCCAGCTCACCGGCCAGCGCAGTGAAGGATCACAAGGCACCGCGAGCTTCCCTAGGGATAGCGCGGAGCGGCAAGGGAACCA